CCTTTGGGGTTGACCAGTTGGATGTCCCCTTGCGTGCCGAGGGTCTGGCAGTTTTCCAAGAACTTCACCGGACGCCCCAAGAGGAACCCGCCGGGGGCGTTCTGAAAACCGGTCGCCGGGGGCACATATACGGAGTTGTTCCCCAGGGTCATGGTCAGCAGTTGCGGCAACACGTCCTGGTTGATGTACCAGTTGGCCTGGCCGGGGTTGATGACCCGTGCGTACATTTTGGCGACGTTAGCGGCAACCACCGTTGCGGCCGCTTGCCCGCTCTCTTTCGCCACCGACACTTTGGCCCCGGACGTAAACCACCCCAACGGTTGCCCCGCCCCGGTTCCGTTGACAAACGCCTCATTCAACTTGTAGCGGATGGCCTGCCCCGCCTTGTTGGTCAAGCGAGCATTCAGCCGGGGGGCGTCCTGTAACAATTCCTCGGTCGCCAAAACGAAGGCGTACAGTTCGTGGAGCTTCATCGTTTCGGCGGTGGTCGCCAGTTTAGACGCGCTCATTTGCGCCCCTTCCGCCCGCCATGCCGCCTGTACCCCGGTTGCTCCCCAGGGCGTAGTTTCGTCTTTCACGAACTCTACGCTGTTGGAGTTGGTTGGCTCACTTTCCACGTCGGTCAGAAGCGAATCAATTTCGTTGACTACATTCCAAATTTCCTGACGCATGGCCGGGGGAACCATATACCCCTCGCCCGATGTGCCCCCGGTTTCGTGGTAGCTGGTCGGGGCCGCGCCGATCCGGAGCCGGTCATCAATTGAGCCGCCGGGCAACGACGCCTGGCGTACACTCAGCGCGAAATCGGCCAGGTTGCGGAATCCGCGCCGGGGGTCATCTTCAGCCCGGTCACGCACCGACATTTGCGCCTGGCGTGCCGCCTGCATATTGCCATCGCCAACCGGGGCCACCGTGCGTTCCCACTCGCGCCGCCGTTCCTCGCGGGCAATATCGCCCGCCAATGCTGTCAGCCGGGCATTGATTTCGTCATCCCGCTGTTTTTCCGCTTCAGTCAGATCGCGCCCTTCGGCAGTCGCGGCCGCGAAGAGTGCCTTCGCTTCCTTCACCAAATCGGCCCGCTCCTGAAGCAATGCCTGATATGTTTTCATGGTAATTTCTCCATTTCCAAAGTTGCTAAAATCGCCGATAAAATTGCTCTACGGAGCGTTAAAGCCCGGTCTCAACGGAGCCAGGCCAGGATTCCTATTGTCGAAAGGCTCGCAGGCGTCTTTCCCGCGATTCCGCCGACAGTCCGCGGCCGCGGCTCTTGCCCCGCAACCGCTCAATCGTGCCATCCAGGGTATCCACGCGGTCAGCCATACCCAGGGCCACCGCCTGTTTAGCTCCTACCACGCGCCCTTCACCGAAGCCACCCACCACCTCAGCGCGTTTCACGCCCCGGTTACGAGCCACCGCCCCGGCGAACATCTGGTAATAATCGTCAACTCGCCCCTGAATTGCCGCCCGCGATTCCTCATTAAGAGGCTCAAACGGATTGCCTTCGGTCTTATACTTACCGGCGGCGATAAGGTTCACCTTCACCCCCTCGGCTTCCAGGGCCTGGCTGATGTCCTGGTGCATGGCAAAAACGCCAATGCTCCCCACCTCACCCGACGGCGTGACCACCACCTCATCCGCCGCCGTCGCCAGCCAATACGCCGCCGAAGCCGCCAGATGGTTCGCCACGGCCACAATGCGCTTCTGCCCTCTGGCCTGGAAAATCTCCGTCGCCAGTTCATCTACGCCGCCCACCTGCCCGCCAGGGGAATCAATATCAAAAATAATGCTCCCCACATCCGGGTTACTCATGGCCGAACGGAACGCGGCCGCGATGCGTTGCGTACTCACCGCCCCGCTCGATTCCATCAGCATGTCACCCCTGGGGATAATCGTGCCCACGATGGGAAGAACGGCGATACCATTGCCAGCCTGAATGAAGCCACTCTGCGGCCGCGCTCCCTGGATTTGCGCCCGAATCTCCTCAGCCGTTAGCCGGTGGCCCGCCGCCCGCAACGTCAACAACGACTGAATGATCGCCAGCTTCCCCGGCAAAATCGCCCACGGCGTTTCAATGACCGCTTGAATAATATGTTCGTACATAAATCACCTGTTAAATGGACTCGCGGCCGCGATACGCTTCATCGTCGCCACCGCCTCTTCAGTCGTCATGCCGTGTTCAATCGCCAGATTAGCCAGGTCAGCCACCCGGCGCGTTTCCCAATCGTCCATCGCGGCCGGGCCACCGGCTCGAATCTCATCCAGCCCCAAACGGCAGTATGCGGCCGCGTGCCCCAACGGAATCCGCATGGCCTGGGCAACCAGGGCCGCGTGTGCCTCGTAAAAATCAGAGACCGCACCATGAAGCTCTCCGAGAGTGTCAAAGTAACGGTCTGTCGTCTTGTGGATCGCCGCGATCTCCTTCCGTACCAACCGCCCCGCCGACTCCTCAGCCAGCAAACGGTAGTGCCCACTCGCAGACTGGCCCACTCGCAGACTCGCCACCGGCTCCCCCGCCGTGCCCATGTTCAACGGTTGCAACGGTTTATCCAGCCCCGGCAATGGGTTCATATTCTCTAATCTCCGCGCTTCATTCCGGGTCACAAACCCGGCGTTAATCCCCGTCTGGTACGCCTGGTAGCGTGCCAGCGTGTCACCCCGTAGCAGGCCCGCCACAATGAACTCCGCAAAATACCGCTGCGCCGCGACAATCAAATCCCGGCTAATGGCTTGCTGAATGCGTACCAACCAGGGCATCAACGTATACGTCACAAAGCCAATGGACATCTGTTCAATGCCCGATCCCCAGCTGGTGGCCTTAGATGTTAGCCCCACCATGTGCGGGGGCACACCGAACCAGCGACAAACATCCTCAGCCTGAAACTCCCTGGTCTGAAGAAATTGCGCTTCCTCTGGCGTGATAGAAACCGCCTGCCAGTTCAGACCCTCTTCCAGCACCGCCACCTGGTGCTGATTCCCCCCGCCGTGCATCGCCTTCCAGTCCGACGCCAACCGTTCCTTTGCGCCAGGCGTTAATTTTTTATCTGTAGAAAGAATGCCGCTGGGTTTAGTGTCGTTGCGGAAAAATCGCCCGCCATACCGTTCCCCGGCCAGCCCCATGCCAAAACTTTCTTTAGCGTAATCAATGATGCTCATACCGGTCACGCCGTCCGACGACGGGCCACGCAGGTGGAACATATCCTCATCATTCACCGGCGTCTCAGTGCCGTCCGGTTGCTTCACCTGGTAGCGCAGGCGTCCATTGTCCAGCCTCTCTAACCGTACCCGGTCGGGGTGAATCGGGATCAGCTGATCCGCCGGGCCGCGCAACCCCGGCTGAATGAGAGCGTAAGCATTCCCCCGCAGGAGCACATACCCCATCATTAGCTCCCAAAACTCAAAAGCGGTTTGCTGGGCATTCGGCTGTTTGTGGAGCACATCATAAAGCGGATGATTGGTGGCTCTTCGCCGCTCCTCACCATTTGCCACATCCTCAAACATTATTAGCGGCAACCCGGCCACCGTCTCACTCAGCAACCGCACACACCGCCACACCGTACTCAGCTTTTGCGCCGCCTCCGCATCCACCGGCACACCGGCCACCGTGCCCACCGTGCCCATGCCCCACCAGCGATCATCCCAGGGGCTACGCGGGGCCGATGGAGCCGCGCCCAGCAACCGCAAAATAAAGCTACTCATTCGTTTCCCCTCGTAATCGCGCCAGGCCCACGGTCATCAGCATCAATCCCAAAATGACCAACGCCAGCGCAGGCAAAATCAGGTAGCACCCGGCCAACACGCACGCCGCACCAGTTCCCACCAGTAAGTCGTTCATAGCACAAACAGCCCCTCATCCTCATACTTGCTGTAATCCATCTGGCGCACCGCCCGGTCAACCCCCATGATAAGGGCTACCATCCCATCTATCCGTTCCCTGGATTTCGCCTTATCCGGCTTAATGTTCCCCGCCGGGTCAGCCACCGCCACCAGGTTGTCAGCCATCCAGTTCAATACCGGGTTATTCCCATGCGCCAGCTTGCCATCCAGGTAAAGCCGTTCCAGTTCTTTCATCGGCGGCGACATCGAAGCAAACCCTTGACCGATGGGCACAACCCACTCATCCCCCCCCATCGCCTGTAGGTTTTGCATCATCTGCGTACTACCCCACCGGTCAAAACCAATCTCCACCAGTTCAAAACGGTCGGCTACCGTCTTAATCTCCGCCTCGATGAAGCTGTAATCAATCACATTCCCCGGCGTCAGTTTGATGTACCCCAGCCGCGCCCACAC